AGTACGCTCCACAATGGCGGCGGGCGGTTAAGGAATACGCCCACGCTGTGTGGAACGAAGAAGACAGCATTGACGCGCGGGAAGCTTATGACGCCCGCGCGCGACTGTTTTCAAAGCGTTACCGTCACGCGCTCGAACAGTATTATTCAGCACGCGGAATGCGAGTATACAGAGGCACGCTCGACGGTAAGGTTCATGAGTGGATGAAAGTACAAGGCGCTCTCCGCGATTCGATGAAAGAAATGGTGTACAACCGTCAAAGTGAGCTCGTTCAAAAAGAAATAACCCGCCTTATAAAAGACGATTCATACACGGCACAGGAAGCACTTGATGAAGTCTACGAGGCGCGGGACGGTGAGCATGTGTATAAAGTGTTTTCATTCAATGACCATTATAAAGACAAAGCTGAACAGATCGGTGATGAAAACGCGTACGCGCTCGGAACTGCGGTCAATGAAGGAATCATAAAAGAGTTTTCAGACCGTTATATTTGGACAACACAACGGGACAAGCGTGTCCGTGATACTCACCGACAACTGCGAGGCAAGTGTTTTCTCTTCGACGATCCACCGACTGAAATATTAAAGAGCGGGAAAGAACATAAAGGTAACCCCGGTAGTCAATGGGGATGCCGGTGTTACTGTGTGATTCCAACGAAGCCAATAAAACCATTACGGGGGTATATAGTTCATGAGCGTTAGTGGATTGTACGACTCAATCGAAGGCGACAGGCTCGCACAAAAATCTCTTGCACCGTACTGCCATCACCACTACCAGCAATCAACGAAGCGGCGGCGCAAAAAGTGCGCGTGCGGTAGTGAAACGGCACGGCCTTATATACAGCGGGCGGGTGTGCGTGTGTGCACGCAGTGTGCAACAAAGCCACGCCTTCCAGGCGGTCACCCTGCAATCAACAAATGTGCAAAATGCAAAAAGACGTTTGCCCGTGTTGCGATGGTCATGCGGAACGGCAAAACACACTGCAAGGCGTGCGCACGCGGTTTATAGGTTGACTATTTTTAATTTTGTGGCTTAAGGATAGAGTATGAATTTATTCAGACGGATTATGGCACGAGCACGAAACGACGCAGGTGAACGTATTGAGTCCCTGCGTTTCTCTGTCCCCGCCCTTCGCGTTGGTGTGCTTGAATACGGCGCAGGCCAATTACAGACCAATAACACCGCACTTGATGGAAAGCCCGTGAAACTCTACTACCCACCCGAATCCGTGTCGGATGAAAAATTCCTTAAATCCCTCGAAACCGCTCCCGTTGTGGTCGGCGGTCATGATTCAACCACAAACGAGCAAAACAAGAAAATCGACGGATGGGCACATAGTGTCAGTTATGACGGCGCGATGAAAGCGGCCATGATTAACGGTGTGGTGAAGGGCGCAAAAGAAGTGGCGTACATACGGGGAAACATAGGCTCGGCGGGTTTCGGCGCGTCGGCTTTTGTTGATATATATGATTTGAAAGTCCAGAACGGCACAACGCCCGACGGTCAGGAATATAATGCAATCGCGGGGGAACTCCGCGCTACTCACGTCGCGCTTGCCCCTCACGTCCGCGACCCTGAAAATAAAATTCGTGTAGTGAATGCCGTGTGTATCAATGCCGAAGGGACAGTAAAAGCAGAAAACTCGCACGGCGAGACATTAAATAACGAGGTAGAAAGCATGGAACCTAAAGAAATCGCCGCACTTGTCAAAAACGCGGTCGAGGAAGCCATAGCAACAAAAAATTCGGGCGACCGGATGGATGCTATGGAAGAAACGCTCAAAAAGCACGGCGACACACTGAACGAAATCGGTGAAAAACTCGCCGTGAAGAAAGAAGAGCCGAAAGCCGAGGGCGAGAACGCCGAAGGTGAAGAAGGCAAAGAAAAGGCCGAAGAGAAAGAAGAGAAAAAAGAAGAAAAAGAGGGGGCGACACTTGAAAATGCTAAACCGTCTCAAGCAATGGTTGCTGTCTTTGCAACTGCGTTCAATGTGGACTTTGGCGCAAAAACGCCTTCTTTCCCTACTCTCGCAGCTCTTGCTGGCGTCAAAGAAACTGATCCAGCGCTCCGAATCGCAGCGGTGAATACCAAGTTTGCCGAAATGCAGGCCGCAGCACCTAAAGACAAATCTACCGCAGCAAATAGCTCGGTTGTGGAGGTATTTTAATGCCAGGCCAAACTCTCGGAATCGGTGAAACAAACCCCAAACGTGGCGCGGTACAGTTTGACGCACGTCGTATTGACGGCGTGAAATTTGTCATTCCGACCGGCGCGGGCGTGTCGTCTGCCCCAGTCGGTAGCGTTGTCACATTGCAGGAAGATTCAAGCGGAAAGCAGGTTATTGCCCTCGGCGCGGCAGCGTATACCGGCCCCGGATCTGATACCTACGCGATTATCGCGCTCGGTTTCCTCGAAGCGGCAACTCAAGCAGAATCGGCAATCAATCAAACGGTCGGCGTCTACAAAGATGGTGACTATGTCTGCATGATCTCAGACGTGGCAGCGGTCGCGTCCGTTCCTTACGACACAAACTACAAGCCTGCGGTGGGTATAAGTAATTATATCACGCCAGCCGGTCTCTTGTCCAGTTCGTCAGGCAGTAACGTCGCATTTCCCGGCACTGTCTGGTTCGGCACTGCGGGTGTTCAGAATACGGGGCAGCTCAAGACAGGATATGCGTTCGCACGTCTGTCTGCTGTGAAGGTGGGATAACATGAGTAAAAAAATAACCTCCGCGCAGATTGCGGAACAAAATTTCAAAAACTGGTACGTCGTGCGTAATGCGTACGCAGACGCTCACCGGAAAGACGGGTGCGTTGCGGTGAATGAGATCGCGGCACGCGCTGAGTATAAGGCATTGACTGAGCGACTTCTTGCCGTTGCAAACAGTCAGCATCCTGACCACGATGCGAGTATCAAGGATCTTCGCACAAAGTTTGACGGCGCAAATATTGACCATGTGGTTGATATGGCACACGGCCTTCGCACGAAGCTAAACGGGATCGCTCGAAACGCGGTCAAAGCGGGCGTCAGTGTTGAAAACGCGGAAGCAACCGCAATGAACGCGTACTTCGGTAACCCCGGATACGACCAGTTCGCAGGACTCAATCAACTCGCAGAACAGCTGTATGAACAATTGACTTTTGTTGAATCGTTCATAGCTGAAGGCGACGCGGTGCAGCTCTCTCCTGAAATAGCAACGTCAGCAGGTGCAATCAGCCGTTTCCGCATTCCTCGTGTTGAGGCAAGCGGTGCGTCAAAACAGCGTCTCGGAGATTTAAATCCTTACGGCGACGACCGCACGTATTCAAACAACCTCGCACAGATTTCGCTTTATAACGAATTCAAGGACGCTCACACAGAGGCGCAAGGATTCATTATAGAGAATGACCAAGAAGCGGCTTTGCTTGGTTATGCGCGTTCAATCGCGCCCGCGCTTGCGGGTTTCATCTTGCAGACCCAGCTTTTCGCCACAATCGAGCAACAGGTCATGCAGGCAGTAGAGCGTATGTTCGTTGATGGCTGGGGAACGGCAGCGTTTGACGGTGAGACTGGTAACTACGGTATCCTATCGAGTGGTATTGCTCTGTCACTCGCAAGTGCGGGACTTGCGTCTCCACTTCTTGCAACAGGCGCTGACTGGGCGGCAAATCTGACCACACTCATCCAGAAAATCACAAACTTTAATTACAGGCCGACAGACAGAACAAAACCACTTCCATCGGTATCAGCAGCCGACGCGGCAGCCATATATGCTGACGTAGTGCGTCTACTTAATCTTGTCGCTTTGACCAACGTTGCAACAAGCGGAAAAGTGGTGCTCTATGTTCCGACATCAATGTACGCGGCTCTTGTTCAGTATCTGAACGCGGGTACACTTAATCGCACACTCGGCGAAGCGTTGAAGCTGGCAGTCGGTGGAACGATCGGAGAGATCGTCATAAAAACATCAGGGCTTCTTAATGCTCGGACAAACTCACTCGGAACCGCACAGTATAACAATATTGTCGCAGTGGTTCACGGCGCACCAACCGGACGCAAAGGAATTTTGCTTCCTATGGCAACCGCTACCCCACGTATCACAACCGGCGTTGTGAGTGAACAGCGTTCATCATTTGCCGCTCAGCTCACGTTCGGCGGGCCTATGGTGATCCAGCGCGGTCAAGTGTTTGTTTATGAAGTTTCGGTAAATGCGTGATCTACTCAGATTCACAATTTTTGGCAGAATTAAAGACACGGCTGGACAACCCAGCCGTGTCCGATGCCGATCTGTCCATTTATGTGAATATGGCAAAGCGTGACGTTGATAGTGGCTTGTATGATGATAATTCTTATAACTCTCAAGTCCTTGATACCGCGTGCCATCTACTATCTCTTGATAATAAATTCCCAGAAATCTCGTCAGTCAGTCAAAACGGCGTATCAACGAGCTTTGCGGGAAATGATCCAGAGCGATGGCGACGGCGTATAACCGAACGCCGTCAGGCAATTCTTTTAGGTACTCAATTATGAACTTACGCGGGCTTGTCTCTATGGTTGCGCGGCGTGTGGCAGATACTACCTGTGACGTGACATACAACACA